AACATGACGGAACAGATGGTAGTGGTTTTGTTATGCCAGCAAATGCTGGTTTTGGTTATGGTACTGGCGACTTTAGTATTGAAATGTGGTATTATCACAAAGGTTTGAGTCAGGCAAGTAATAATTTATACTATACAGGTCTTTGGGATCAAAGAACCTCTACTCAAAGTTATAGTACTGCCTCTCCAATTATTCTTTATGATCCCACTGGTCCTAATCTTGAATTCTGGTATAATAGTGGAATGAAGATAGAAGGACCAAGATTATACACAAATCAATGGCACCATATTGCTGTCTGTAGAGTTTCTGGTACTATTACAATGTATTTAAATGGACGAGTTGTGGGAACTCCCACCAGTGACGGAGCAAACTTTGTAGCACCTACAGGTACTTGGGGTATAGGTTATTCGGGAGGAGATCAGGGTGGTCTGTATGCGTTCAATGGATATATTGCGGATTGTCGGGTTCTTAAGGGTTCGTCAGCATACAGTTCTGAATTTACACCACCAACTGCACCATTAACAGCAATCACTAATACTAAAATGCTGATAAGTCAAAATCGTGCTAAAGTTTGGGACGCGAAAGCGGCACATAATATTACTAAAGGGGGAAATCCAACTGTTAATACTTCTGTACGAAAATGGTCGAATGGTGCTTCTTTAGATCTCGATGGGTCTGGTGATAGACATAGTTTCTTTATGAGGAACGGTAATATTGGTCAAGCAGATTTTACGGTAGAAGGATGGTTTTATTTTGATACCACTAACCACCAAGGATTGTTTCAGTTATCAGATACATTTGGAGGTTTACAATCAACAAACTATGGACAAACAGTTGCGGTAGGTCACAATGGTAACAATTGGCAATTGTACGGTGATGGTTCTGCAACTGGTGTTGGTAGTGGTTCTGCCTTTACTCTATCGACAGGGCAGTGGTATCATGTAGCGGCAGTAAGATATAATGGAACTTCTAAATTGTACATTGACGGTGTTGAAAATATTTCATTCTCAGACACTTACTCATATGGTTGTCAACACGTTGTTGTTGGTGGATATTACTCTACTAGTTATTTGATGGATGGAAAGATTCAAGATTTTAGAATAACAAAGGGACTTGCAAGATATACAGAAAATTTCTCACCACCCTCTGAGGAATTTACAGGATAATAGAATGAAAGGAATATAATATGTTAAGTTTATTAGGATCCTTAATAGGGTTCGGAGGTTCAGCACTTCCACAAGTTATAGACGTGTTTAAATCAAAAGGTGATCGTAAACACGAGATAGACAAAATGAGAGTCATGGCAGAGTTAAAGCAACAGGGCATGGACTTTGACATGAAGATGTACGACAAGATGGGTGCAGACAAAGAGCACGAGAGATTGATTGCTCACGACACTGCAATCATGCAGTCTACAGGATGGACATCTGTTTTACAAAAATCAGTAAGACCAGTTATCACATATGCATTCTTTGGTTTGTTTGCAACCATAGAGATCACACTACTGATGAATGCACTAGAGATGGGAACGTCTTTTGATCAGGCAATACAGTTGCTATGGGATGAAGAGACAAAAGCAATATTTGCGGCAATTATATCTTTTTGGTTTGGGTCACGTGCTGTAGAAAAAGCACGATCAAAGTAAATTTTTTACAAAATATGGTTTGACAAAAACTTAAAAATACTATATAATATCACCATCTAAAAACAAAATATAAAAATAAGGAAACGAAGTATGCAAAACCGATTTGCAGACACACGTGCGTTTTTGTCCGAAACGAAGTTCTATGACAGTTACTCTAGATTCAAAGACGAAGAGAGTAATTACGAAACTTGGGATGAAGCGGTTGATCGTGTGATCTCTATGCACGAAAAAAACTATTCAAAAAAATTAAATAAATTACAAACATACATTGAAGAAGCAAGAGTTGCTTATAAGGAGCAACGAGTACTAGGTGCTCAACGTGCATTGCAATTCGGTGGAGAACAATTGATGAAACACCAGATGAGGATGTATAACTGTACGTCTTCATATGCTGATCGTCCAGAGTTCTTTGGTGAGTATTTTTATATTCTACTATGTGGCGCAGGTGCAGGGTTCTCGGTACAGAACCATCACGTAGCAAAACTTCCAAAGATCCATCAAAGGACTAAGCAAGCAAAAGGTTACATCGTAGAAGATTCTATAGAAGGTTGGGCATCTGCAGTAGACGTGTTGATGTCTTCTTACTTTGTAGGGGGTGGTAAGCACCCAGAATATGAGGGTCGTAGAGTATTCTTTGATCTATCTCTAATTCGTCCGAAGGGTGCAAAGATCTCTGGTGGATTCAAAGCACCAGGTCCTGAAGGATTGCGTAGAACACTAGACAAGATTGAACATATGTTACAAGCACTGGTTATGGATTCAAAAGAACCTATTGCCATGCGTCCGATAACTTGCTATGATATCTGTATGCATACTGCAGACGCAGTGTTGTCTGGCGGTGTTCGAAGATCCGCAACAATCTGTTTGTTCTCTCCAGAGGATGACGAAATGATGACTGCGAAAACTGGTAACTGGTTTATGGACAATCCACAACGTGGTAGATCTAATAACTCTGCAGTGATTGTTCGAGACGAAGCAACTCCAGAAACATTTGCCAAGATTATGGAATCAGTAAAATCATTTGGTGAACCTGGTTTTTATTTTACAACCTCAAAAGAACATACAACAAACCCATGTGTGGAGATTGGAATGTTTCCACAATATAATGGCAAGTCAGGTTGGCAAGGTTGTAACCTTACAGAAATCAATGGTGGTATGTGCACAAGTGAAGAGTCATTCCTACAGGCATGTCGTGCCGCCGCTATCCTAGGTACTCTACAGGCAGGGTACACAGATTTTAAATTTATATCAGATACATCTAAAAAGATTTTTGACCGTGAAGCACTCCTAGGTGTGTCAATAACAGGATGGATGAATAACCCAGATATTTTATTTGATTCAAAAATTCTAAAGAAAGGTGCCAGACTTGTTAAGAAAGTTAATAAAGAAGTTGCTAGTATTATTGGCATTAACCCTGCTTCTCGTACTACTTGTGTGAAACCCTCTGGCAATGCTTCAGTATTGCTCCAGACTGCCTCTGGCATCCACGCAGAGCACTCACCAATGTACATTCGAAATATACAGATGAATAAAGAGTCTGAGATTACACAAGCAATCCAAAAATCAAATCCATTCATGGTTGAAGAATCTGTATGGTCTGCAGGTGGGACAGACGTAGTTGTCTCTTTCCCTATTGTCCCTAAGAAAGGTTCTATGTTCAAGGACGATCTCCATGGTGTAAAGCATTTGGAAATGGTGAAGCAAGCACAGAAGAACTGGGTTGTTGAAGGAACTAACGAAGAGTTATGTGCAGACGAAGGTATCAGACATAACGTATCAAACACAATCATCGTAGACGATTGGGATGAAGTAGAGAAGTACGTATATAAAAATCGTTATTCTTTTTCAGGCATTTCATTCCTATCTCCAACAGGTGACAAGGACTATAACCAAGCACCTAACACACAAGTCATAGACGCGGAACAAATGGTTGCGAAGTATGACCAAGGTGCAATCTTTGCATCTGGTATGGTTGTTGATGCATTGAAAGTCTACGATAATCTATGGACTGCTTGTGCTACCGCGATGGGCATGGGCGAAGATCTTTCGGTAGAGTCCTCAGAAAACTCTGCAAAGAAAGATTGGGTTCGTAGGTTCGAAAGATTTGCACAGAACTATCTTGACGGTGATATGAAGAAAACTGAGTATTGTCTGAAAGATGCTTACCTACTCCACAAGTGGGAAAAGATACAAAGTAATCTAAAACCAGTGGAATGGAAAACTGATCTCACAGAAAAAGTGTTTACAGATGTAGATACTCTTGCCGCATCTGCTTGTGCAGGTGGAGCGTGTGAAATCGACTTCTGATTATATCACCCCATGTCGATCTATCTGCAGACTGGTCAATGACGTTTGCGTTGGTTGCGGAAGAACCAAGAAAGAAATTTCGGAATGGGGTACATATCACTACTATAAAAGAATGCAAGTAATGAAACGTCTCGGTTACGGAATAAGAAAAGGCAAAAGAAGCAGTGGAAAAAGAATTCAAGGTTGAGTGCGAAGAATGTGAGGCAGTCACAATAGTCCTTGTTGAGGATGGTGGAACTCCTAGTTATTGTCCCATGTGTGGAAGAAGACCAGAAGTAGAGGACATTACAGAACCAGATATATAAATGTATGTGGTACTATAATGGAAAAGAATTCAATGAGACCCCTGATGATTATCAGGGGTTTGTCTATAAGATAACAAATATAAATACTGATAAGAAATATATCGGTAAGAAAAACTTCTGGAAACCAAAGATACTCCCCAAAACAAAAACACGAAAGAGAAGAGTCAGGACAAAAACAGAGTCCGATTGGAGAACCTACTTTGGATCGAGTGAGGAAGTAAAGTTATTAGTAGAGGAAAATGCCGAAGATTTCAAGAGAGAAATTTTAAGACTATGCAAATCAAAAGGCGAGATGACATACTTTGAGATGAAAGAGCAATTTGATAGAGATGTATTATTCCGAGAAGATTATTACAATGAGTTTATAGGTGGAAAGATTCATAGTAAACATTTAAAAGGAATATCAAATGTATGAATACAAAGCAAAACTTGTGAAGGTAGTTGATGGCGACACGGTTGATGTTGACATTGATCTTGGTTTTGGTGTGTGGTTAAAGAACGAGCGTGTGCGTATTATGGGTATTGACACTCCAGAGTCTAGGACACGAGACAAGGTAGAAAAGATCTTTGGACTTGCCGCAAAAGATCGAGTAGAAGAACTAATAAAGAAAGACATGATACTCAAGACATTTGCCGCAAAAGACGGTGAGGATATGAAGGGTAAGTTTGGTCGTATCCTTGGTGACTTTATAGTCGGTGAAAAAATGCTTACGGAGATCCTGATACATGAAGGTCATGCAGTAAAATATTATGGACAGAACAAAGCAGACATTGAACGTGGACATATGTCCAATCGAAACAAACTTATGAACGAAGGTGTTGTAAGTGCGAAGGATGTTCAAGAAGCGGCAGGTTGACAAACCTAATACATTGTGGTATAATTGATGTACACAATTAAAAGGTGATTTATGATTATTGTAGATTATGGTGGACTCTCTGCCTCAACTGTTGCGATAAACAAAGAGAACGATGAGAATATGATTCGACATATGATTATCAACTCTTTGAGGTTGTATCGTAATGCGTACAAGAAAGACTTTGGTGAATTAGTAATTGCTTGTGACTCCAAGAACAATTGGAGAAAAAGTTACTATCCCCAGTACAAAGCAAATCGAAAGAAAGCACGTGATAAATCTGGTTTAGATTGGGTTGAAGCATTTCGCATCATTGGCAAAATTCGTGATGAACTCAAAGAGAACTTTCCTTACAAAGTAATCGAAGTAGAAGGTTGCGAAGCAGATGATATCATTGGAACTCTCTGCAAGAATACTCAAGAGTTTGGTCAGTACGAAGATGTGATGATTGTATCTGCAGACAAGGACTTTCTACAATTGCAGAGATATAAGAACGTAAGACAGTACTCACCTCTATTGAAAAAAGAGTATAGAGAAAAAACCCCTCTAGTAGGTCTGACAGAAAAGATACTCACTGGAGACGCAGGAGATGGAGTGCCAAACGTACTCTCGCACGATAATGTGTTCGTGGACGGTGAGAGACAGAGACCTCTATCTCGTAAGAAAAAAGACGATATGATAAATCAACTGAACCATGCAGAGAGTGGTTACCAACATTCAGAGTGGTACAGAAACTATCAACGCAATCGTAAGTTGATTGATCTGGAATACACACCAGAAGAATTGCAATCCGAAATACTTGAGCAATTCAATAACCAAGACAAATGGTCACAGCGAGGTGCAGTGCTTCCATACTTGATAAATAACCGTATGAAATTGATGATTGAATCCGTTGAGGAACTAATATGAAAAAATATATTTTTGAGATCTTAGAAGAAATATCTAAGGCAAAGAATAAGTCTGAGAAGGTAAATATCCTGAAGACAAATGAAACATGGGCACTGAAAGATGTTATCAGAGGTTCTATGGATTCCACAGTAAAGTGGATAGTCCCAACAGGAGAACCACCTTATACACCTTGTGATGCACATAACCACCCCACAGATCTAACAAGACAGAATACTAAGTTCCAATACTTTGTTGAGGGTTTACACAAAGATCAA